AACGATGCGCTGGCGCTCGTCCGTAAAGCCCAACGCCTCGGCAAGCCGCTTTTCCGCCTCTTCCTGCGAGTCCGCTATGGGCAACAGCTCCGGCGCAGGCAGACGCTCCTCGGCGGGAACGTCGCGCAGGGGGCGCAAGCCCATATCCTTCCATGTAACCGCCTGTGCGGGTTCCGGCACGTTCGCAAGGGCGTCTTCAAGCCACACCTTGCCGGGATTGTATGAAAATCCCGCATCAGTGAAGGATTCCAGCGAGCCCTTGCCGCCGTGCCGGTAGCCGGTGACGGTGCGCCGGACGACTTCCCCGGTTTGCCGGTTGACGGTTTCGACCACCCGCGTGACCATATGCCCGGCGCTGTCGGAAACTTTCAGCCCCCGGCGCTTCAAACGGGATTCGGAATAGGCGGCGACGCGGCACCGGCAATTCCAGCCGTTCGGCGGATACATTGCGCCCCAGAAAGGATCGTCATAACGAAAAACCATGTTGTGCAGGGCGGCATGGGCGGGCCGGGTCTTCTGATCAAGTACGGCGATATAGCGCAGGTACGGGGCGGAATCCGCGTTTTCGAGCTGTTGCTTGTAGCGGCCCGCCATGTAGGCGGATTGCGTATTCTGGCGGTAGATGAGCTTCAGCCGCGCCGGGCTGCCTTGCCGCACATACCGGACTTCCCCGGTGTCCGGGTCCGTCACTTCCTTTTTTCCCCACCAGCCTTTTTTCTTCAAGATCGGCGTAAGTTCGTTCAGGAACCATTGCTCGGTCTTGCCTTCTTTGATCGCCGCATCGACCGCACCCCGGATGTCCTGCATGAGATCAAGCTTCGTGATGCCCGTTACGGTGAAGGCGCGAGCCTGCGCCTCCTGCCAGAGATCATGCCAGTTTTCGGTAACGGCGATGCCCTTTGACCGGAAGTAGCGCACGGCCTCCACCGGCGTGAGGCCAAGCGCGTAGGACAGATCAGGTCCTGGCATGGGCGCGCCCCCACAGATCGGCAATAAAAAACGCCCGCGCGAGCAGGTCGGCAAGTTGCGTTTCGTCAAGCTGAGGATAGAGATCGCCAAGGCGCTCTTGCAGTTCTTCCGGCGTCAGCCCGTTTTCGATCTCGGCAATAAGCGGCGCAAGCAGGGCTTCGGCGGCGTCGGCAAGGGCATCGTCGGCCTGCATGGCGTCGATCGCATCCTGATCCGCATACCCGCTTGACGCCGGGCCATCCTCGGCCTTGGCGCTTGCGGTCAGCGCGGCGGGTTCCGGCATGGCCTGCGGCTTGACGGCAAGCACCTTTTCCCCTTCTTCGGCCTGCGGAATCTTGAGCTTCTCATGCGCCCACGCCGCCGGTATATCCATCACTGACGCCAGCTTGGGGAGTGCGTCGGCAAACACCTGAATATCTTCGGCCTGCCTTGTGTCGAACCGGAACCACGGGAGCAACGCCGGATCGCTGACGCCGCAGTTCAGATAGGCCAGCGGCGCAAGGATTTGCCGGGTGATCGTCGCGGCGATCTGCGCGGCGTCGGATGTCAGGATATCGTGCCGGACCTCGTTGTGGACTTCGCCAAGCGCATTGGTTGACGTTTTGCCGTCCGCCTGCGTGGTCAGCGTCCCGCCGAGAATGGCCTTGCTCATGCCTTGTTCACACCGGGTAACAAGAATGCCCGGGATGTCCTGCGTGGCATTGGCGGGCGACTCGAAAAGAATTTCCATACCCTGCGGAATAATGCCGGAAGCGTCCCGTCCGAGATTGGCAAGGGCGGTTCTGAGCGCGGCTTTGTCTTCGGCGGAGCTTCCGGGCGGGTACTTCCCAAGCCGGAATGGGAGGCCGTGGACCTGTGTATACAGGATCGCGCTTTCAAGGGCGTAGGCTCGGATCAGGTACGCCCACGCCACCGTGCGGAAAAGCCCCACGCGCGGAAGCCACCCGGATTTCGAGCGGTGCGTGTGAATGACCCAACCAAAGGGCCACAGTTCGGCCCCTTCATAGGAACCATCGCGCAACCGCAGCACGTTGCGGTTGTCCCGCATGACCTGAAACCAGCTTTGCGGGCGGTGGTGGAAGGCCGCCGGGATATGCAGGCCGCCGGTTTGCGTCCACTCAATCTCAAGGGCCGCGAAACCGTGGCCTATGCCGTCGGCAAGGTCGAGCAGGAGATCCGAAGTTGTGGGCAGCATGTCGAACTGCTCGCGCACGGCGGCGGCCACGCCTTCCGCCTTTTTGTCCTTTGCCCGGCCCGGAAGGATTTCCCAATCCAGCGTCAGCAAGGCCCGCTTGCGCTTGCCGATTTCCGCCGCCAGATGCTCACAACGGTCTTCCATATCCGCGAAAAGCACGTGCTGCTCGGCAATGTCGCCGTCGTCGGCGGCTTGCAAAATGGAGGATAAACGGGAAGGCGTCAGGCGGTTGGTCATATTGCCCCACCGCTCAAGGTAGAGCATGGGCGTCAAGCCGCCGCCTGTTTCCGTCTGTTGCGCGGAAAGCGCATCACGCTTGCGCGGGCGCGGTTTTGCCGGTCTTCTAAAAATCATTACGTCCATCCCCCGTAGGTATCGAAGCTATCAAAATCGTCGTCCTCGCTGGGCCGCACGCCCCACGGGCTTTGACGCGGCACCCGCTCGAACGCATCCCGCAGGCTGACGAAACCGCCGACGGCCAGCCGCCAGAGCATTTCGAGCGCGTCCGGCCCGTCGTCGTGGTCGGCTTTCGGGAAGTGCCGTAGCTGATCGATAAGCGTCTGCTGCGAGGTGTGCAGCCGGATGCGGCCCTGCACGAAATAGGGCTGCAATGTCTCAATGCGTAGTTGCTTATCGGTACTGTTGATGATCGGGCGCACGGGAAGCGCGAGGCCACGGGCTGCGGCCCGCTGTGCCAGAACGTCGGCAAAAAACGCCTGAAACTGCACGGCCTCAACAGCCCAATTCAGGCAATGATACGCGCTGTGCAGCGCGATCACGTCTTCAATGATGCGGTCGGGGTGGCGCTTCCTGATACTGGCTTCCACCACGTCAAGCGTCATGGTGTCGCGGAGTAACCCGCCGACGAGGATCGCGGATGGGTCACGGCCCGCGCCGAGCTTGCCGAGAGACGGGTCAACGGCCCCGAACAACAACCAGTCGCGGGAACGGTCGACCCAGAACGTGATGCACGAGGCAAACGGCGCGTCGTCCCCGGACAGCGGATCGTTCTGCTGCTCCGAGTCAAAAGCCGCGTGCGAGTCCGCCCGTTTGGTCATAAGCTGGTACAGCGGGCGGCCCGCAGTCCACGACACGACCGCGCCGCGCTCCATATCGTCCTGATAGAGATCGTAAAAGGCACGGGCGGCAACGGGGCCGTCGGCGTGCAAAATGGCTTCCCATTTGTCCCACAGATCTAGCCGTTCCGGCCACTGGACGATGGAGCGGAACCGTTTGGACTGCCACGTGGGCTTGTCCAGCGTCCGGGCCAGCACGGAATCGTAATGCAGGATCGTGCCCACATAGACCACATCCATGCTTCCGTCGGCGGCCCCGAGGTTGAGCACGGTCTTTTGCAGCCAGTCTTGCAGCTTGTCCCGCTGCTCGGGCTTGGCGACGTTCTCGTCGTTTTCCAGATCATCCAGAATCACAAGGTCCGGGCGGTATGGGCCATGACGCAGGCCGCGCATACGCTTGCCCGCGCCGAGAGCTTGGAGCTTCACGTTTTGGGCGGTCAAAATGGTGCCGACGTTCCAGACGCGCCCGCGCCCTGTTTCGGCGGGGAAGTCCATAGCAAGGCGCGGGTTGCCGTCCAGTTCCGCCTTGACCGCTTCAAGCAAAATAGCGGCCTGCTCCAGCGCGTCGGCAATGATCAGAATGTACCTCTTGCGCCCCGTCAGCACGCACCACAGCACGAAAAACAGGGAGATAAATGTGCTTTTCGCTTCGCCGCGCGGAGCGGCAAGGGCGATGTGCTGGCCTTCGCGGGCTTCGGCCATGCGCGGCAAGGCGGCGTCAAGCCATGTATGCAACGTGCTGTCGCCGGGGATCGTGCAGTAGTGCGGGAAGTACGTGCGCCGGAAAAAGATAAAGTCGGCAAGCGCCTGTTCCCGGCGCTTGGCGGAAGCCTTGGGATCGGACGGGAAGCCCTCGCAATCAGCTTCGATCTGTTGTTGCAGGGCGGCGGCAATGTCGGCAATCGCGTACCGGAACTGTTTAGCGGAAAGTTTTTTCATTTTCCGTACTCCTTCTCAATCAGATCGCCGAATGGCTCCAGCACCTCTAAAAGTGCTGAAGCGTGTTGCGGAAAATGTTTGATTGTAAAATCAGCAAGCATTCTAATAAGATTAGTGGATGTGCTCAGCTCGTCTATTCCCGGTAAAATGCGCTTGCTTGCGGCAATGGTTTTTGCAAAAGAGTCGGCAAGGGAAGACAGCGCTTCCACCTTTTCGGCGGGCGGCATGTCTTCATCCTTACCGATCCGCTCCATCAATGTGCGGTGCTGCAACACGTAGTCATTGAGCATCTGGCGGGCCACGGCTTCCATGCCCTCGCCCGCCAGACTTGACGCCGCCTTGACCTTATCCCAATCGTCATCTTCGGCTTTTTGCGCGTCGACCTTCCAGCGCCGGGCCGTACCGATGGAAATACCGACAAGGGCGGCGGCCTCCTCAAGAGACAGCGCCTTATAACAGTATGCCGAGCGCAGGGCCATGCGTTTGCTTTTCGGATGGGCCATTACGCGCGTACCCCAAGAATAAGTTGAGCATAGACAAGGGCCACGGCAACCACGGCACCGGAAAGCCCACCGGAAACCACACTGCCCGCAGCGGCCTGTTCCTGCCCGCTTTCGACCGTCGCCGCCAGCGCGTCAACCTTCTTTTCAATGCGGGCCAGCGCCTGCAACACCTCGTTATCATGCTTGCTTTCCATGACTTCCCCCTGAGCGTACCGAGTCGGCGACGCGATCCAGCTTGTCGTCGACCCGTTCCAGCCCCGTGAGGATCTGTCCGGTCCGTTCCCGGCAATCCTCACGCGGCACATAGTTTTTGTGCATTTCTTCAACGGCTTGCCGTTGCTGTTCCTTGAGTTCGTCCACGCGCCCTTCAAGCCGGGTAGCCCAGTATGCCAGCAGCCCGCAGACAAGGCCGAGAAGCCCCAGAATAACCGTCTGCGCGTCCATCGTCACGGCGACACCACCCTCGCCAGCGTACCGAGCTGGATTTCAAGCCCCCGGCAATACCCGCCGTAGTCGCGGGCATGGGCAAGCACGTCCTCAGGCGTCGCTAGTGCGTCGCCGCGTATCCCGGTTTCAGTGGGTCCGGCCTGTCCGGCATTTTGAGCAGTTCCGGCGGGATCGGCGTCCTGACTTCCGGGGCCACCACCGGCACCGGCGGCAAGACCGAGGGCTTCGTTGTAGAGGCGCACCCAGTCAGAAGACAAACCAGCGCAATCACGGCGAGCGGCAAGAGCCACTTTTTGCAGACGTGCATCAAAAGTTTGACGCTCTTTTGCCAGCTTTTTGCGGGCGTCTGAAAGCTCGGCGGATAATGCGGCCACCCGGGCCGTTTCCTTTTCCAGCCTTTCGCGGGCGGCCCGCTCGGCTGTGGCCACGGCCTCGGCACGAGCCTTCTCCTTTTCCGATACCTCTTGGGCCAAAGCTGCGATCCGCGTCTCATACT